TGAGGCTGAGTCAGATGACTTGGAAAGACCTGGAAGAGTTGATATTAGAAAGCATTTTAGTGATGGAACTCTCACAGTATTAAGTAGTAATTACAATCCAGCAGTAAAGGTTAAATTTACAGATTTACACCCAACCTCATTATCATCAATGGAATTTGATACCACGGTTGATGATATTAAATACTTTACAGCAGAGGTCACTTTCGACTATACTCTATATGAACTCACTGACAAAAATGGTAATCTTTTATGAATCTTGAAAAAATACAGGAGATGTGGGAAAAGGACTCAGTTATTGACCCAGACAACTTACATGATGAATCCATAAAAATCCCACAACTTCATTCAAAATATTATACACTACATAATACAATAACATTACTCAAAGAATCAACAAGAGAAAAATATAATAAAACAAAATTAGATAGATACAATTTTTATATGGGAAAAGCAGACCCAGAGGTTTATGTAGAAGAACCTTTTCCCTATAAAGTTAGAGATAAAGAATCTCTCCAAAGATATATGGATGCTGACGAAAAATTGGGAAAACTTGAATTAAAGATGAGGTATTATGATGTAATGCTCCGTTTCTTAGAAGACATTATCAAAACCATTTCAAATAGAACTTATCAAATCAAGAATGCTATTGAATTTATGAGATTTCAGGCTGGATATGGAGGTCCTTAATATTATAAATACTTAATAATGCGATAGATGATATGTATTCTGTATATTGGATAAAGTATAAAGAACACACGGACCCGCATAGTGAAGGATATATTGGAGTGTCTAAAGAACCACTGAGAAGATTTAAAGAGCATAAAAATTCTAAAGATAATAATAAGATAAAAAGTGCTATAAAAAATGGTGCTGATATTGAAATTCTTTTTGATAATTTATCCATAACTGAGGCACTTGAATTAGAAAAATCTTATAGACCAAAAGAACTGATAGGATGGAATATCTGTGAGGGAGGACAATTGCCCCCAAGTAAAAAAGGTTACAAATATAAAGAAGGAAAACAAATACTGGTAGGAGAACATAGGACGATTTTTCAAAAAGATTCTGCAAAAAAACATAGTGAAAGAATGAAAGGAAATGTCCCGTGGAACAAAGGAAAAAATGGATTTAAAGGTCCAATAAAATCTTGCGTTTATAAAGGAATTAATTTTAATTCAAGAACGGAAGCAGCAAAATATTTTGGAGTTTCTGTTAGTGCAGTTACTTTATGGATAAAAAAACACCACAGTAGAGGAGAATAGGTTCCAAGCAGGATTTAACTAAATACAAATAAACTGTTTGTAGAGATGAAGACGTTTATAAATTTTGTATCTGAATGCTATCATATCCTTGAAGCAAGAGGTGGAAAACCAAAGTATAGTGATGAGCACGCAAATATAAATTTTTATAATCATCTTGTCTCATTTCCAGAGGTAAGAGAATTAATTCGCAACAAAGATTATGAGGCAATTAATCAAATTGTTGCTCAGGAATTGGAGGCAGCAAAGAGTGATGAAAATCACCCACTTCACTTCAATAATGCTTCAGATGAAGGGTTCTCCGGAAAGTCTAAAACTCCAGAGCACGCCGATTCATACTATTCAGAATTAACAAGAGCAGTTCCTGGATTTGTTAGTTTGATACAAAGTAACAAAGGTAGAAATTTTGCATCTAAAGGTTGGGTTGGTAGAGTATCTGGTGGAGAGCACGAAGCATCTAAGAAATCTTGGACTGGGAATGTAAAAGGTCAAGGTAGATTTGATTATGTTTTTTCCGACCCAGAAGACCCAAGAAAGCATCATCGCGTAAGTGGAAAAGATTATAGAGGTTCTCAAGCAGGTTCTGCACAATCTGACCAGGCAGCAGCAACTCTTGCAAGGGGAGTTGAAGTAGTTGCTCAGCAGCAAATTAAAGCATTGCTTGCAAACAGGCCAAGGAGAAAATCTGGAGAATCTGACGCGGAATATAAGGAAAGAGTTAATGCTGCAAAAGTCGCGGCAAGAGAAAAGAAAGCAGAAATTCTTTCAAAATCAAAGAGTGAAATTGATGCTATTAGAGACTTAATGGCATCAACAAAAGGAATGTCTCCGGAAGAACAAAAAGACGTTTATGGTCAAGTTCAACTCAAAATGAATGAGTTGGAAAAAGTTCTTCCTGGAGTAAAACGCGCCGCAGGTCAAGAAATGGTTGCAGGTGTTGGTCAGTTTAGTAGAGGAAAAACTGCACAATCACTATGGACAACTGGTGGTGAAGGTTCATCATTTAGAGACCCAAGACAACAATCTGTTGGTATAAGAGCAAGGGCTGGTAAAGGTGGTGGTAGAGAAATGGCAATTGCTGGAGATATTGCCGCAGCACCAAAAGAAAAATCTGCACAGAAAGAACGCCAATCAACCTTTGCTCAATTTTCAAGAATTGCAGCACAATCACAAAAAGCACTATCTAAAGCAGATAGGGAGTTAGAGGATGCAAATGATGAAATGCAGGATGCGTCAGTTCCAATTGACCCCGATACAAAGAAACCCGTCTTAAGACAGTTTAGAAAAAATATTGAGGGACATATTGCAGCAGACCCAACATCAAGGACTTCAAGAGTTAATGCTCAAAGAAGAACTAGAGCTGAACTTCGACTATCAAATGCCCAAACGAATCGTGATAATGCTGTTGCTACTCACGATGCAAATGTTCAGCAGGTGCAAGCACAGCAACAGCAGCAACCAGCACCAGAGCAACCTCAACAGGCACCACAGGCGCCTCAGCAGCAACCAGCGCCAGAACAACCTCAACAGGCACTACAGGCGCCAGAACAACCTAAACAGGCACCACAGGCGCCTGAGCAACCACAACAACTTCAACATGCACCAGAGGATGACAAACAGAGAAGAAGGAAGGAAGCACTATTGAAGAGAATGGATGCTGCTGGAAGAGAAAGAAATATTCCAGAATATCCACAATAAATAAAAATAAAAAAATGAAAACTTTTCAACAATTTGTAAGAGAATATACTCAAGCAGAATTAAATAAAGAATCGGAAAAAATTAATACTCAAAAACCACTGGGAAGAGAAAGAGAATTAACTGATATGAAAGGTAATCGTGCTGTTCCAATTCCTGGCCAAGGAGCTCTTGGATATCTTGTAAGAGATTCAGTTACAGCTGCAGCACAAGGTTTAAGGGGAACAAATCAGATTACAAACCCAAGTGTTCCAACTCCTGGCGGAAAAAGGCCAAACTGAAAAAAATAAAAATGAGGACAGAAATGCCTCTTTTTTTATGCCAATAAATATTAGTATGCTGAAGTGAATTTATGTCTCATCTTATTATATCTAAAAAGAATGAGGTTTTTCTGGAAATTGAATCCGACCCTCACGTTTATTATGAACTAAAGGACCAGTTCACATTTGATGTTCCTGGTGCAAAATTTATGCCTCAGTATCGCAATAAGCACTGGGATGGAAGAATTTATCTATTTAATATTCAGACAAGAGAAATCTATGTTGGACTGTTAGATAAGATAGTAAAATTTTGTGATAACCACGGATATACTTACGAATTTAGAGACAATAAATTCTACGGACTTCCTTTTGAATTCAATAAAATGATTTCAAAGGATGGAATTAAAGATTATATGACTTCTATTAGTAGACATTCTCCTAGAGATTACCAGATTGAAGGAGTATACGACGCCTTAAGACATAATAGAAGATTATTGATATCTCCAACTGCATCAGGAAAGTCTCTGATGATATATTCTGTTGTGAGATACTACGTTGAGAAAGGACAAAATATTCTGATAGTCGTTCCAACGACTTCCCTTGTAGAGCAAATGTATAAAGACTTTGCAGATTATGGATGGGACGTGGGTTCATTTTGCCACAAGATTTATGCTGGTAAAGAAAGAGAGACAGATTCTCAGGTTATCATCACAACCTGGCAGTCAATCTACAAACTTCCCCGCAAGTATTTTTCAAGATTTAATGTGGTAGTTGGAGATGAAGCGCACCAGTTCAAATCTAAGTCATTAGTATCTATAATGACAAAACTTTCAGATTGTAAGTATAGATTTGGTTTCACTGGAACACTTGATGGGACACAAACTCATAAATGGGTTTTAGAAGGACTTTTTGGGCCTTCATACAAAATTATTAAAACAGATGAACTTATGAAGAAAGGTCATCTAGCACAACTTGACATTAAAATTCTTCTTCTTAAACACTCCCCACAAAAATTCAATACTTTTGAAGAGGAAGTTCAATATATCATTAATCACGATAAAAGAAATCGTTTGATTAAAAATTTGGCTTTAGATTTAAAAGGAAACACACTCATTCTATTCTCCCGTGTAGAAGGTCACGGCAAACCTCTTTACGATTTAATAAATAGTGATACAACTGAAGATAGACATATTTTCTTTGTTCACGGTGGTGTTGATGTTGAAGACAGGGAAAAAGTTAGAGAAATTACTGAGAGAGAAAATAATGCAATTATTGT